AAATCAGAAGCTGAAGTTAAAGCTGAAGCAAACCAAGAAAGAACTTTAAGAGCTGAAGAGTCTGCTGTTAAGAAACAACAGAATGCTGGTAAGCGTAGAAGAAGAGGTCGTTCACTTTTAATCTCAAAAGGTAACACTGAAGAAGGTCTTTCAGACACATTAGGATAAATTATGCCAACTTATAAGAAAAGCACAGAAGGTGTTGCTGCTCTGATGAAACGATATGAAACAGCGAAACAACATCGTTCATCATGGGAGTCACATTGGAAAGAGTGTTATGAATATGCACTACCTCAAAGGGAAGTGTTTAATGAGACTGCTGAAGGCTCTAAAAAGAATACTAAGATATACGATTCAACAGCACTGATAGGAACTCAAAGGTTTGCATCACGACTGCAATCAACCTTAGTACCGCCATTTAAGAAGTGGGCTAAATTATCAGCTGGTACTGGTATTCCAAAAGAACAACAAGGCAAGATAGATAAGCAGCTAGAAGAAGTGACTGATACTTTGTTTAGTTACATCAATCAATCAAACTTAGCAACAGAAGCGCATGAAGCATTTCTAGACTTAGCTGTTGGAACTGGCGCATTGTTGTTAGATGAAGGTGATGGTGATGACTTACTAAAGTTTACAGCTGTTCCGCTTAAGGAGTTGTTGGTTGAAGATGGCCCTCATGGAACAATTGAGACTGTCTTTAGACTTCATAAACATCCAGCTCGTAACATTAAGCAAATATGGCCTAAAGGTAAATGCTCAACCGCAGTAATGGAAATGATGGAAGACAAGCCAGATGAGCTTGTTGCTATTATTGAAGCAACTGTTTACAACCCTACTAAAAAAGTCTATGAGTACGTCATTATTGAAGAGAACACTAAGCATGTTATCTTTGAAGACTACTTTGATGTTTCACCTTGGATTGTATTTCGTTGGTCTAAAGTAGCTGGTGAAAGATATGGTCGTGGCCCTATCATGACAGCACTGCCTGATATTAAGACAGCTAACCAAGTTGTTAAGTTTGTACTAAAGAACGCTGAGAAAGAGATTGTCGGAGTTTACACAGCTGTTGATGATGGTGTTCTTAATCCTTGGACAGTTAACATTAAGTCAGGAGCAGTTATACCAGTAGCAGCTGAAGGTTCTTTATCACCATTACAATCAGGTGGTAACTTTAATGTCAGTGAGTTAATACTCCAAGACCTTAGAGAGAACATCAAGAAAGCTTTGTTTCATGACCAGCTTGGCCCAATGGAAGGCCCAACTAAATCAGCAACTGAAGTATCAATCAGACAACAAGAGTTAATGTCTGACATTGGTTCATCGTTTGGTAGATTGCAAATGGAGTTCATTAACAAGCTAATCAAAAGAGCAATGGATATTCTCCAGCGTAATGGAAAGATTGCACCTATTAAGGCTGGCAATCAACTGGTTAATATTAAAGTTATTTCACCGCTAGCACAGCAACAAGATATGGATGAGGTCAACAAGTTGGCTCAGTTTGTACAGTTTGCTTCTATGGTTGGTGAAGATGCATTAAGGATTGGTCTTGACCTTGAAGCATTCCCAGAGCATATCGCTAAGTTACTTGGTGTTGACCCAGAGCTTGTAAGAGACAAACAAGAAAGAGAAGCTATGAAGCAGCAGATGCAAGAAGAGGCACAAATGGCTCAAGCAGCAGAAGCAGCAGCTCAGAACCCTGAGATGGCACAACAAGTTATGGGGCAGATGGGTGGCTAATCACAAAGACTTTGACGCAATGGTAGCTCGTCTATTTAAAACTCCTGATGGCAAGAAGATACTCAGTCATTGGGAGGAGCGTTATATTAAAGCCCCTGTCTGTATTCCTACTCAGCCAGCTGAACAAGGTTACTACAGAGAAGGGCAAAACAGTGTAATACGAACTATACAAAATGCCATTAAACGAAGAGAACATGGCGATTATTTACCACAAGGAGACAATGATGAGTGAAGAAGAAACGTTATTAAGTGAACAAGAAGTAGTTGCTGAAACTACAACCCAATCAATTGAACCAACAGAGACTACTGAGGTAACTGCTGAAGGTTGGATGATGAGTGAAGAGATTAAAGGAGAAGGTGAAGCTCCTGAATGGTTTAAGTCTAGTAAATATAAGTCAGTTGCTGACCAAGCCAAAGCTTATGCTGGACTTGAGTCTAAGTTAGGAGCATTTACTGGTGCGCCTAGTGATGGTTATAAAGTAGAGATGCCTGAAGGTATTGACGCAGAGATAGCAACGGATGACCCAATGTTAGTTAACTTTAACGAATGGGCTGCTGAAGCTGGATTATCTCAAGAGAAGCACACAGAGCTTATGGGAATTTACATGAATGGTATGTTGGAAGCACAGCCAGCTCTTGATGATGAAATAAAGCGTATAGGCAAAGATGCACCACAACGTATCAATGACTTTACTGCATGGGCCAAGGCTAATTTTGATGAAGGTGAGTTTCAAGTAATGCAAGGTCTAGCAACAACTGCTGATGGTTTTGGTATTCTTGAAAAGATGCGTGGTATGTTAAGAGAAACAGATGTAGCAGCTCCTAGTAGTGCAAACTCTGTTGATAACACTACAAAAGAAGCATTAGATGAAATGGTTAAAGACCCAAGGTATGTTGAGTCACCAGCGTTTAGAAATGAAGTCACCAAAAAGTTTGAAGACTATTATGGTAAACAAGCGCAGAATAAGGTTAGGCAGTGAAGTACGATATTGATGAAGTAATAGATGCAGTCAATCATGTAAAGCGTGAATCAAGACACTCACATCAGTTCTTACATCATCATGCAACCCTCATAACTTTAGAGTTAATGAAGTCGTGGGGGTTTCATCAAATAGCAGTACCAGCAGCAAAAATAAAAAATACAAATAAATAATGCAAAGTAACATTGTAATTGTAGTAAAATAGCACTAACGGACACTCTTGTCTAAGACCCGTATTCAAAAGTCAAGCAACTTGTAAAAATTGCTAGATTCAGCCCGAATACGGAAACCTGAATTGAACAAACGAAACTTTAATTTAATTTAGGAGAAAGACAAATGTCTATCAGTCTATCAAGTGCAGCTTCAGCCCAGTTCGATGCAGAAGTAAAGCACGCATTCCAGACTTCTGGAAAACTCCGTGGTTCAGTGCGTCTACGCACAGGCGTTGTAGGTGACACTTACAATTTCAGAACTATGGGTAAGGGATTAGCAAATCAAAAAGCTAGTCAAACAGATGTAACACCAATGGACATCGCACACGCTAAAGTAGCAGCAACCCTACAAAACTGGGTAGCTGGTGAATACACAGATGTGTTTGATGCTCAAGAAGTAAACTTTGACGAAAGAAGAGAACTTGCAGAAACTATTGCTGGCGCAATGGGTCGTAGAGCTGACCAATTAATCTTGGATGCTTTATCAGCTGGTTCAACTATCTCTCATGGTTCTGCTGGTCTTACATTAGCAAAAATTACAACAGCAGCTAAGACGTTGAATGATAACGGAGTGCCATCAGGTGACCGTATTCTATTGACTTCAGCTGAAGGTATTGCAGACTTAATGGCTGTAGAGCAAGTAACTTCATCAGACTATTCAACGCTTCGTGCTTTGATGTCAGGTGAGATTAACACTTACATGGGCTTTCAAGTCATGATGATGGAAACTCGTGCTGAAGGTGGACTAGCTAAATCATCGTCTACTCGTGATTGTTTTGCTTTCCATAAGTCATCTATTGGTTGTGCAATCGGTCTTGATATTTCAACGGAAGTTAACTACATTCCAGAGAAAACATCTTGGTTATCTTTAGGTAAATACAAAGCTGGTGCAGTCACTATTGACAACACTGGAATTGTAAAAATCGAAATCACTGAATAATAGGAGTTTATTATGGCATTTAGTGCAAATACATTCGCAAGAATGACAACATCAGCAAACAGTGCAATCCCATGTATGTGGGGTTACTCAACAGCTGATGCAACAGCAGTCTTAGACTCAGCTGGTTACTTTAATGCAGTAGCTGGTGACGTTCAAGTTGGCGATATAATTATGGCAAACACTTCAACTGGTGGTACGTTGGCAGCAGCGTTCTACTTAATTTCTGCTAACAGCGGAACAGTTGTTGACGTTAATGACGCTTTAGTTATCAACGCAACTGACTCTGACTAAATAAGTTAAGCCCCTTCGGGGGCTTTTCTTTCTTTATGAGTAAAGAAGAACGAAGACATCCACCCCAACCTCCTAAATCTCCCTTTAGTTTATGTCTACTGTAAAAAATTACACATCCATTGACTTAGCATCAAACGCTTTATTGTTGATCGGTGAAGATACTATATCCTCATTTACGGATAACTCTACAGCAGCACTAGTAGCTGCAAATTTATACGAACTAACATTTGAAAGTTTATTAACTTTACACCCTTGGCGATTTGCCTCAACTCAAGCAACACTATCCAGACTAACTGCAACACCTGTTAACACTTGGAAGTATGCGTATCAACTGCCAGCTGACTTCTTAGTGGCCCAACATATTGATGATGCAACTGAGAACTATCAAATCTATGGTGATAAATTATATTCTAACAACTTAACAATAATCTTAGATTACACCTTTAAACCAGATGAGAGCTTTCTGCCAGCTTACTTTGCAGAACTACTTGAATATCGTTTAGCGTCTGTGTTTTCTATCCCTATTACAGAGAGTGCCTCTAAAGGTGATTACTATGCAACTTTAGCTGAAAAACAGATGACTAAAGCAAAGACGATAGATTCTCAAATGTCTCCTTCTTCTGCTCCATCTGGTAACTCTCCATTAATCAATTTTAGAGCTTAATGGCTAAGATTGCTGTCTCACAAACATCATTCACATCAGGTGAGTTAGACCCTCGTTTAACAGCACGTCATGACTATGAAGGTTACTACAAAGGCGCAGAAACTTTAACTAATGTAGTTTGTTTAGGTCAAGGTGGTGTTGCAAGAAGAGGGGGTATGAAATATATAAGCACCCTTACAGAAACCAGTGAACGCTTTGTTACATTTGAATTTAACGTCACACAAACATACTTGTTAGTTTTTGTTAATTTAAAGATGTATGTTTATAAAGATGGTATTAAACAAACAAGCTTAAATGGTACAAGTAATCCTTATATTGTTACTCCGTATACTACTGCTCAAATAAAAGAAATGAGCTTTACTCAGTCAGCTGATACTTTAATCATTTGTCATAACGCTCACCCTCCAAAAACTATAGTTAGAGGTGGCTCACACGTAACGTGGACACTTGCTACAATTACATTCTCATTTTATCCAACATTTGATTTTAACCAAGACTACGATAGTAATACATTTGCTATAGGAAGTGGTTGGGATGCAGTTGATGGTGACGTTACCATAACGTGCAATGCTGCAAACAAAATAACCTCTGAGCATGTTGGCGGGATGTTTGAAGGTGGTGGTGGAATAATACGTATTGAGTCTGTTAACTCTGCAAAGACAACGCTTACAGGAAAACTAATAAAAGAGTTTGTTACTCAGACAACTTTAGATGGTGTTGAGGTTAGTTTAGAAGAACCTACATGGTCAGCAGCACATGGCTTTCCAAGCACTGTTACATTTCATGAGTCCAGATTATGGATGGGTAACTCAACACTAAGACCTCAAACACTATGGGGCAGTGTCATTGGTGAGTTCTTTAATTTTGATAGAGGTGTAGGCAATGATGATGAATCGCTTAATATCACTTTAGATACTGATCAAGTTAACGCTATTTTTCACATTATCTCTGGTAGGCATTTACAAGTGTTTACATCTGGTGGTGAGTTCTTCATTCCAGAATCACCAATTACGCCTTCAAAAGTGCGTATTTCAAGACAGACAAAATTTGGAGTATTGAAGAATATTGCACCTATTAATGTTGATGGTGCAACTATGTTTATTCAAAGGAATGGCAAGCAAGTGCGTGAGTTCGTTTTCACATATACCGAAGCAAGTTATGTCTCCTCTGAGGTGAATTTGCTTGCCCCTCATATAATGGGAAGTGGCTTACCAAAGGCTATGGCTAGTCAGACAGGTGATGTGGACAACGAAGGTAACTATTTGTATGTAGTTAACAATGATGGCACTATGGGCGTATTTATTACAAACCGAGCTGAGAAAGTTATGGCTTGGACAAAGTTTATAACTGATGGCTCTATTGAAGATGTAGCTGTTGTTGAAGATGTAGTTTATCTCTTTGTTAGAAGAACTTGGGGTGGCTCTACAAAAAACTTTATAGAAGCATTAGACAACCAACATTTTACTGACTCTTCTGTAAGAAAAAGCCAGTCTTCATCAGCAACAGTAACAGGTTTAAATCATTTAGATGCTAAAGAATGTCGCTTTCGTGCTAACTCATTAGCTACTGCTGGAGGTGGTAAAACTAATACTGTAATGGCTAATGTCACGCCTTCAAGTGGAAGCGTTGTAGCAAATAGAGTAGTTACTGATGTTGAAGTAGGTATAAATTTTGACGTAACAATTAAGACTATGCCAGCAAGCGTAACAATGGACACTGGCCCAGTAAGTGTAAAGAAAAGAAGAATTTCAAGAGTATCAGCACAACTTCATAAATCAAGTGGCCTTAAGATAAATGGCAAGGCTGTACCAACTAAACAATTAGGTGCAAATATTTTAGGACAAGCACCTGAAGTATTTACAGGAATTAAAACACTCCCCATATTAGGTTATTCAAAAACAGCACAGGTTACGATTACTCAGACTGACCCATTGCCTTTAACGTTATTGGGTTTAACAGTTGAACTACAGGTGACAGGATAATGGGCGCAATGTTAGGGGCAATAGCCCAAATAGCAGCATCACAACAAGCTGCAAAAGCACACAGAGCTTCTGGACAAGCAGAAGCACAAGCATTAAGAGATAAAGCAGAACAGGCTGAAAACAAAGCTCAAGACGAAGAAATATTAAGACTTCAAAACATAAGAAGGACAATATCTACGCAACGAGCTTATTGGGCTGCTGCTGGTATTGATTCAGCTACTGGCTCTCCTAATACTATTGCTTCTAGGTCATATGAAACATTTGAATTAGACCAAGGAGCTGCTTTAATTAATACAAGAAGTCAAATACGTTCTTATAACAACTCAGCTAATGCTGCAATTAGGATAGGAAATATTAAAGCTAGAGGGTCACTTATTGGTGGGTTTATGGGTGCTAATAAAACTATATCTGATGCTGCTGCTGGAGGCTTTACTTCATAATGGCAATACCTCAATACCAACGCACAGTAGTAAGACAAGTTTTAGCAACAGACATGAGTGAGGCTAATGTTTGGAAAACACTAGCTGCACAAATGGATAACTTCTCTTCGCAGATTGGTGCTTATGCTCAACAAGATACAGCAAGAAAGTCTAGGTCAGCTGCTAATCAAAAAGCTAATGACAAAGCTAAAGCTGCTGCACAAGAAAAAGCAAACTTACTAGCTAGAAAGAATTATCTTGACAGTATGGAGTCAAGCATTATTGAAGCTGCTCATCAATCGTCAATTAATAACCCAACGGATTATGAAGCTTATATTACTGAGTTTGATGCTAAAGCTAAAGTCTGGTTAGAGTCAGATAATCTTAATGACATGACAGGAGCAAGAGAGCTTCTTGCAACGATGATTAGCAACAAAAGACAACATTATGGAGAAAAGCCATACGAAGCTACACAAACAAAGATTAAAGACGATGGTATTGCTGATGCAGAAAATAACTTAAACACTGATGTAAATGATTACATTCATCAAGCTGGTGCAAGCTTAGAGCTTACAAACAATCCTCCAGCAGATATGGATATAGAAGGTTTAATCAATACTAATGCTGGTGAAACTTTTAATCAGTGGAATAAGATGACAGCCAAGATTAATGACCTTGTTACGCTTAATGGTCAGGAAGGTGAGGCAGCTATTGCTTTTGAAGAAAAGATGCAATCAAAGTATATAAGTGGCGTTATCGGAAAGCAAATAGCAATAGACATTAATAATGGTGATGGCGCATCATCTATGGCAGAGTTTTATACAGACCCTAACAAATTTATACGCATGAGAAAAGACTTAAGTGCTTTCTTTCCTGAAGGCGTTAAAGTAAATGAAGAGCTTAAACTAAATATTTATGATGAGCTAAATAAATACCTTACTGACTTTAATCAAGCAGAAGCTAAACTTATAAAAAAAGCTGATGATGATTTAACTGCTGACCAGTTAGAATCGTTTATAGCTTATAAGTCTGGACTTCAAACAGGCAGTGATTTAAACAAAGAAGATTTAAAAATAGCTTGGCAGAATGAAATTATAAATGGCCCTCAATATACTGAATTGTTAGAAGATTTAGCGACTGACAAATATGAAGAAGAAGATGAGAAAGTTAAGTGGGATATTCTTCAAGATATGGTTAATCCATCCTTGTCTGTAGAAGATAAAGTTGCTTCAATATCTCAGGCCCTTCAAGACAAAACTATTAATGGCACAACAGCTAGTACCTATTTAAGTAAAGCATACTCTTCTAGTGGAGTTACCTCACAAGAAGGCTACAGTCTGGCTAATGGTGCAATTGGAAGAGCCTTTGGTCTTTCAGAGTCTGGAGATTGGTTTGGTGATAGTAAGGGAATGTCTAAAGAAGATGCAGCAAACATGCGATACGCTCAAGAAGAGCTTTACCGAAGAGTTGATGAAGGTGAAGTACCACTTGAGATATACAACGAAATAATAGAAAAATACACAGACAATACTGTTGGTGAAAAACTACCTTTAGGAACAATAGGTAATCATGCCTTTGCTGATTCGTACACCATGAAAAGTGGCTTTAATACATATTTTGTAGGCACTCCAGAAATAACAGAAGGCGGTGCAACAACTTTAAAAATAGGTAAAGACTTAGCTGAAGGATTAATAACAGAAAAGGAAGCTACACAATTATCAAAGTCTTTAAAAGCTTATATAAAAATACAAATGGGGCTTAACTAATGCCAAGCTATGAAGGACTAATGCCAATTTATGGCTCAGATGACGCTGTAAGTGATTACACCAAAACTCTTGGCGATGCTGACTCTTACAGATATTCAGTACAACATGCTAAAGACTTACATCAATCATCATTACCTGTAGAAGAAGTTGCTGATGAATTAGTAGAAGTTAATTCTTTTGGTATGTCAATAAGTCTTCCTGAAGAGGGTAATGGTATACCTGAAGATATGAACTTAGGATATACACCAGACATACAATTAGGTGAAGAAAAAGAAGAACCTTTCTTTGAGAAAGCATTTAATGCGCTTCCTAAGTCTTTACAAAAAGGTGCTTACCCTCTTCTTGCTCCAGCTTTTGAAAATCCAATAGTGCAAGGAGCAGTAATAGGAATGACTGATGCTGGTCAAGGCATATTAGATATTGCTAGAGAAGTTAATAATTTTATTGTAGAAGGTAATGGCGGTGAAGGTATTGCTGAAGAGGATTGGTTAAAGATTCCTGAAATACTCGCAACTAACCCTGATTCTACAACACAAGGGGTTGTTAGAGGCTTAACCCAGTTTATGACCGTATTTACAGGTTTAGGTGGCTTATCTAAAGCTGGTCAAGGTGTTACTAAAGCACAAAATGCATTTCAAAAAATATGGGCAGCTGGAGGAGCAGATGCAACCTTTAATCCAGAAGAAGGAAACATTGCTACATTTATTAATGAATTAGATTTAGTAGATGATGACAGTAAGCTAGGCGCATTAGCAGAATGGTTAGGAACGCCAGTTGGTAAAGATGCTACAGCTCTTGAAAGATTAGAGCAAAGAGCTAAGACAGTGCTTGGAGATGCTGGAATAGGTTTTGCTTTTGCTGGTGTATTTCAAATGTTAAAACACGTAAAAAACGTAATGCTAAAAAATCCTAAAAAGTTTGCAGCAGCAATAGCCACAGGAAGAGTAGTTCACATTAGTGGTTCATCTCAAACAGTTGAAGACCAAAACAAGATTTTAGGAGACACAGACTAATGGGCGCAGCTAAATCAATATTTCAAGGTTTTTTTGGTTCAATGGGAACTAAAGGTGATGATGTAGTAGCAAAGGCTGGTAAAGGTCAATTACCTGAAACTCAAGCTGCTGCTAATAATTCTGGCGTAACGATTAATACATCAAACTTAAATCAAACACCTATTGATGACGCTCCAGTAAATCCCATAAAAAAATATTTAGAAGGCTCTGAACTTGACATTTCTAAAACAGCAGATGAAATAGTAGATACATCAGCACCTGTTAATGCAGCCAGACAATCAGATATTAGCTTTGATGGTAGAAACTATAACTTAAGTAATATTACTGACCCTGATGAGTTAATAAGCGTTATTGATTATATTGGCAGTAAGACAGATAACTTTACAGCTGCTAGAGGTGGAGGCCCAGAGTCTTTTGACCAAACTATAAAGAATGTAAAAAACTCCTCAGTAGAAGAATTAGAAAAAATTATAGGGTACAAGTTAGGTGATGGCGTAACTCCTTCTAGAGTTGCTGGAGCAAGAATACTACTTCAAGAGTCTGCTGATAATCTTAGAAAGATGGCACAACAAGTACAAGCTGGTGAAGCTGATGTTGGTTTTCAGCTTAAGTTTAGACAAGCTATATCATCGCATGTTGGAGTGCAACAAGCAGTAGCTGGCATGGCAGCAGATTCAGGAAGGGCATTAAGTGCTTGGAGAATTCCTGTTGGTGCTGATATGGGTAAAGGTTCATCTATATATAGGTCTCAACTTCAAACAGCAGTTGATAGATACGGTGGTGAAAAAGCAATAGCTAAACTGGCAGATGTTATTTTAGATTCTAAAGATTTAACACAAGTTACTAATAGATTACAAAAAGTACATTTTGCAAACACAACAGACATTATTTTAGAGTATTGGATTAACTCATTACTTTCTTCTCCAGCTACACACGTTGTTAATATGGCATCAAACCAAATTGTTGCTGGACTAGCTATCCCTGAAAAATTGCTTGCAGCCACTTTTGGTAAAGTTTTAAAGCCTTTAGACAATCTTACTATTACAGGTGACACTATGTTTAGGCAAACTGATGAAGCTGTGCAATACGGTGAAGCTATGGGTCAAATGTATGGCATGGCTGCTGGAATGCGTGATGGTTTTAGACTGGCATATAAATCAATAAAGTCAGGTGAAACTTCAGACCCAGCGATGAAATACGAAGCTCGTAAATACAACGCTTTTAGTGCTGAAAACATAAACAATATAGGTGGTAAGACATTTGACATTAAAGCCAATAGTAATGTAGCCAAAGGTCTTGACTTCTTTGGAGATTGGGTAATTCGTTTGCCTACTAAGTTCTTAGGTGCAGAAGATGAGTTTTTTAAAGCTGTTGGTTATCGCATGGAACTTAACTCACTAGCTTACAGAACTGCTAAAGGTGAAGGTTTAGATGGTGCTGCACTTAGTACAAGAGTTAGAGAGCTTATAGAAAACCCAACTGAAGAAATCCACCTAGGAGCTGTAAATGCTTCTAAGTATCAGACATTTACAAATGATTTAGGTGCAAGTGGTAAGGATGCTCAAAAATTTATTAACAATTTTCCTCCAGCTAAAGTCATTCTTCCATTTGTTAGAACTCCAACAAACATTATTAAATATACAGCGCATAGAACGCCTTTTAATAAACAGATGTATGCTGATGTAATGGCTGGAGGTGTTAAAAGAGATGTTGCTTTGGCTCGAATGAGTATGGGAACAAGTGCTTTGTTTATGGGCTATAACATGGCTTTAGATGGAAAAGTTACTGGCAGAGGGCCTGAAAATGCAGAAC